ACTTACGATTAGCATCTCCAGTAGGCTTACGGATATCTAGAAACTCTTCAATCTCAGGGTGGCTAATATCTAGATAGGCAGCATTAGAACCACGACGAGTTACGCCCTGAGAAAAAGCAAGCATCATACTGTCACTTACTTTTACAAAAGGCACTACACCAGTAGACTCAGAGCCTCGTGATGTTTTTGTGCCCTTTGATCTGACAGCACCCCAGTAGGTGCCAATGCCTCCGCCTACACTAGAAAGGAAAGCATCTTCGGTAAAAATCTCAGTAATACCTTCACGACTATCATCAACATAGTTTAGAAAGCAAGAGATAGGCAGACCCCGACTAGTACCGCCATTGGAAAGTAGAGGCGTAGCAAACATAAACCACTGCTGAGAAGCATAATCATAGATGCGCTGCGCATGTGCTTCATCATCTGCAAAAGCCTTAGCAGCCCTAGCATAAGCATCTTGTGGGCTTCTTTCTTCGGGCAGCATATAGCGATCCCGAAGTGTCTGCTTTGCAAACTCTCCAATTAGTTCATCTCTGTTGTAATCAATTTTCATTCTGTATCCTTAAATAACTCTACCGTATATTTTGGCTAAGTCATCTTGAAGCATTTCTAGCTTATCCCCTATCGCTTCTTCGCAAAATGATCTTAGGTCCATTAACTGATATGACAACAGCATCTGATCCTTAGATTCGTTTAGTGCCTGAATATACTTTGCAGTTCCGGGCAATGGCAAGTTGCCGATGAGATCAAATACAGAGCCATATTCTTCTAGTAGACCTACTGCACGCTTGGGGCCAACCCCATCTACACCGGGAACATCATCACCCTTATCCCCCATTAAAGTTTTCAAGTCAATATACTGTTCGATATCTACTGGATGATCCCAGTTATCGTATGTTGTTTCCTTACGTGTTACTGTAGAGAAACGAGAAACATCTTCTTCAATAAGCAAGTCCCAGTCTTTATCACTAGAGATCATCCATATCTCATTGATATCGAGAGCATACTTATTTTCTACGATGTAGGCAGCAATGTCGTCTGCTTCTACACCTTGGTATCGTAAGATTGGAAACTCACAGTTATCAAGCGTCTGCTGGTAGTATTCGAAGAAACGCTCTGAATCACGCTTCTCTTCCTCTGTAGCATTTTCATGACGCTTACGGCGAGTCATCTTATAGCCTGGATGGAGGTTCCTACGCCATGAGGAACCTCCATCAGCCAGTATAACTATCTGACCGCAGTCATATGAGTTGGCCAAAGACTTTACCGTAGAGATAAAGTCTGTTGGCATATCAAAGTCATTACCCGTATGCTTCCACCTAAACGCTAGGTTTAGGCTGTCTACTAGGAGGGTCTTTTTTGGGTCTCGTGGTTGTAGCGGCTTCAACGGTCTTGACATAGTTTTTCCATTCTTCTTTTAACCAATCTTCTGCAAGCATAGTGTAGCACGAAAGCTGATTGATGTAAAGATATTTTTTAAGTTTTGTTGGTTTAACTTTTACAGCAACAAACCATTTACTTCTGTCATACTTATAAAAAAGCATTGGTGCAGCTTTTGATAGGCTTGCTTGATGTTCTAGTTTAGTCCACCACTTTACTAAGTTATTTGTTGTTGATGTTAAAAGTTTATCATTTAGTGCGCTGTCTCTATAGTGCTTAACTTCTACTATAATTTTATTAACTTGATTGGGAAGAAATAGGTCTCCTTTTGCCCACTCTAGGGCACCGGAAGAAGGAGTACGTTCCCACGGCAGATCAGTATGCTCTCTTAGCATATCCCTTACTGCATATTCTGCCCGCAATCCTTTTGTTCTAGTATTAACCATAATTTAGCCTTGATATGCCATCTTCTTTAGTTATGAGTACCTTTGCGAGCAAAGGGTGACTCCAACCATGTGATACTAGAAATGTATTCAACCCTTCCTCCTTAAGTAGTACTTCAATAAGACAGTCTCTTCCATGCTCAGCCAAAACATTTATTGCTTCATCTAAGAATAGAATGTTAATTTGAGTCTTGCTAATAGAGTTCATCATTTTTCTAATAGCAAGAAGTGTCGCTACATTCACCATAGCAAGTTCCCCGCTAGACAGTGCAGAGATGTCAATGTCTTCTCCGTTGTCTGTAAGTACAACATTTAGCTTATCCGAGACAATAGTAAACAGAAGGGTAAATCTTCCGTCTGACAGATCAGCCAAATATGAGTTTGTTAGCTCTTCAATATCCTTAACTAGGTTTTCTAGCTTATGTGCAACCAGGCCATTAGTCGAAAATGCTTTCTTGAGCGTTTCTGCGATCGAGAGAGTTTCCGTAGCCTCACGTAAAATGTTTCTATAATTTGTCAGTTCGGCGCTATGCTCTGCAAGTTGCTCTGAAATTACTGCAATTCTCGAATTATGCGCGGTAATTTCATTGTTTTGTCTAAGGATAATATCGTAACGAGCTTTTAGTGCTGCTGTTCGTTCTTCTATGCGATCTATTTGTGCTGTAAGGTCGTCAATATCTTCTAAGGTAGACTGTAAAGAGTCATCAATTTGAAGATAAATGCTTTCCCATTCTGATTTTTGCTTTTTATGGTAGTCTATAAGAGAGTTTTTCTCTTTAATACGCTTAATTTCTGCCTGTAATGCTGCAATTTTAGCTTCTGCTGTTTCTACAGACTGCTCTTCGTCTTGTATTAGCTTTTTTGTTTCAGATTCGTCAATTTTTTGGAAACAAGTAGGACAATTATTACCGAGTTTAGCCATTTTATTGATTAAAGTGGTGCCAGAGTTGACTATAGCAGTTTGTTCTCCAACTTTTAGCGTAAGGTCTCTAGTATCTTCTTTTTCTTGAGCAATAATGTTATCGTCATATTCAATTTGTTGTATTAATTCTTTAAATTTATTGTTATTATTAATTTTTCTATTGATCTCTTTAATTCTAGTAACTTTATCCCGCAAAACCCACACTTCTTCGTTGTCTTTAGGCTCTTCGGGTTCTTCTAACAAAGGTTTTTCTTCTGGAATGTTTTTATTTTTATTTATCCAGTTTTGTATCGAATCAATATTGCCGTGTATCCTAGTAACTTTAGTGTTTAACTCTTTAGTTAATTCTTTAAAGATATTGTGATACTTGTCATACTCATCTAACCCAAACAGATCAATCAAAAATTTCTTTCTGTTGGCATCTGTAGCTGTCAAAAAAGAAAGACCGTCAGTAACACTTTGGTACATAAGCTGGACAAAAACTTTATAATCAATACCTAGGATTTTTTCTATAGTCTTGAAAGTTTCTGTTGCTGTATGCGATGAAATATCTATCCCATCTTCTAGCAAATTTACCTTTAGAGTTCCTTTTCTTTTGATTTTAATAATATACTGCTTCTCATTGTATGAAAAATGCAAATCTATCCAGTACTGTTTTACATCATTTACTCGATTAGGAATATTAGCTTTCTTAATGCCTTTTGAATTTTTATTGTAAAGTGCTTCTTGTATAATTAAGGAGATAGAAGATTTGCCTGCTCCGTTATCTCCAATTAGCTGTGTAATTGTATTTTCGTTTAGCTTTAGCTCATTTGATGTGCCGTAGCTAAAACAATCACCCCAGTTAACTTGTTCTAGAATAAGCATTAAATACCTCCATAGTAGCGTCTAGTGCATCATCTGTTACATTTAGTACTTCCTGTAGGTAGGTAGCAAGTTCTTCTTCAATAGTCTTGTCTGTTAAGTTAATTGACACTTCTGTGTTTCTCTTAACAATCTTCTTATCTAGTAATTCTGTGTTTGCAATAGTACTAAGTTTTTGTAGATCGCCTTCAATCTCATAAATTGTATGATCGTACTCAGTTGGAATCATTTCTTCTGCCGTTGATACGGTCTTACGAATAAGTTGTGGCAGTTTAAACTTATGCCACGTCCACTGTGTTAGATCATCACTATCAATAAGCAGATAACCTGTATCTACAGAAGAACGATGAAAGCTGGTAGTCATTGGGCTTCCTGGATACACAATATTTCTTTGCGTATTGGAATGACTATGTAAGTCACCAGCATAAACTACAGGAAACACTTCTAGTCTTTCTAGGTCTACTTCTGGTTTTACATGGGGAGGTATTTCTCCTCTTACGTGGGTAAACAGAGGCTTGTGTGGTTCACATCTTTCTATTTCACCTTTTTTATGCAAGTCTGCATATGGTAGTATTGTAAAGTCTGTATACTCGGTTGTCTTTGTTGCAATCTCTACAAGTGGATTTAGGTTTTCTGAAACAGTAGTAAGATAGTCAAAGAATGTCTGACCCTTTTTAGTTGCCTCATGATTACCGTCAAAAATTATAGTTGGCACCTTAACGCTTTTTAGAAACTTAAAGTAAACAGCTAGTTCTGTAAGAGTAGGTAGTCTATCAAAAACATCTCCACCTACAATGTGCATATCACAGTCTATCTCATAAAGCTGGTCTAGAAACATATCATACCTATTTTGTGCCCACTGCACAGGTACGTTTTTCTGTCCTAGTTTAATGTGCCAATCTGCTGTAAATAGTATCATTGGCCCTCCAATAGTAGGAGGGGGTGGAACGAATCCACCCCCTTAATTACTTAGCGGAAATCAGCAGGAATCTCGTCATCAATATCTTCCGAGGCTCCAGACCCGCTGCGAAGTTCATCAAGGTACTTCTTAATGTCATCAGCAGCAGGACGGCGAAGAATGTCATCAATAGCTGCGCTGGCATTTACCACCTCCAGCTCATCTTCATTCAACGCACGATTTTTGCAACGAAGCTGCTTTACATTGTATTCTACGTTGTAAACTTTAGGTCCAGTCTTATCACGATTGAAGACAATGTCCCATCCTTTTTCTGCGTCGGAAGGATCACCTAGGTCTTCAACCATATCTACGATTGTACCAAACAGCTTGCGCTTATGGTTAAAAATGCGAACAACTTTGTCGTCCGTCTTTGTGTCCAGACACAGGCTTGCGTATGCCCATTCTGGAGTAAGGTCTGGGAAGTATTCTTTTACCCAGTCTTTTTCTTGGTTGTCAAATGTTTCGGTCTCACGATTAAATGCAAGACATTCTACTGGAGACTTTACGCCGTCTTTATTAGGAACCCAGTAGATGTAACGGGCAAGAACACCGCCAAAGATGCGTACTTTATTTTCTCCGGGAACCATTTTGTAGCTTGGAGTTTTGTCACGCTTTGGTGCTTCGCCTTTTACTTGGTTAAATGATAGTGCCATTTTAGCTTTCCTTATTCAAATGCAAAATAGATTTGGTTGTTTTTTACTGTTAG